AACCAAACATTAGTTCTATGGAGTTTATCTATATCTGTTTCTGTCGTTGCTGAGATCGCTCCTTGGTGTAGTATAAGGGATACTTTATCCCAGTCCTTAAAGTATGCTATCCAATCCCAACAGTCATGCTCGTCAACCGTGACAATTTCTTCATCCGAATGCTCTATCAGATACTTAAGAAAGTTCTGACCTATAAATCCTTTTGACCCTGTTAGTATAATCATATAAATATTTAAAATTGTACTTGGTTGTTCTATAAATGGCCCATTTTGGTTTATTAAACGCTACTATACCATCTCCTGGTCCAGTTATCAACCTTTTTACTGGACCTTCTAATAAGTTAACAGTAGGTAAGGTAACTATTGGTAGTAAGAATTATAATCCTTCAAGAATCCAACTTGGATATAGGTTTGGTAGTGATGTAAGATACTTTGAGTATAATAGATATGTTAAGTATGGAGAAGTAATTGAAACTGAGAATATTTATTTAGGTGAAGGTCAAGAATTAGTATGTAGATCCACTGAAACTGATGTAAATTTCTTATTTTATGGACAAACGTATAGTGATGTAATAAATCCTGTAAAATCTGGTGTTCTTAGTCATACAATATCTACTGGAGTATTAAAGCAAGCATTATTTACTGCTCCTGCAGGATCTGAATCTAAAGTAACATTATCTATTTGTAATTTAGGACCTGATGTAGCGACAGTAAAATTAGGTGTTTCTGATGGTGGTATAAGTGAATTTAATTCTGATGAGTATCTAGATTATGGTTTTCAGATTGGACCAGGGCAAACATATACTAGACCTGATATAAAATTAGGTTCAGGGCAATCTTTAATTGGATTTTCTAATCCTGGATCAAAGGTAACATTCCTTTGTCACGGTAGATTATATTATGCAATAAGTGGATTACCTACAAGTGATGATTTTGTTGTTTTAGGTAATAGTAGAATTGATGGTAATCTTGGTATAGGAAAATCCGCTAGTACAAAATTAGATGTATTAGGTAATTCAATCTTCACTGGTACGGTTAATATAAATGGCGATACACGGATTAAAGAGGTTAATTATAATGAAGATATTGATAATGTTAGAAATTTAAGAACGATAGGAATATCTACTTTCAGTGGTAGTGTTACTATAAAGGGTGATGTTACTGATTTAAAATCTCAAGTTTTAAAAACAAAATCTAAAGATATTATTTTAGGTTCTACCGAGACTGAAAATTTTGTAGGATCAATAAGTGCTGGATCATCTATTGTTACTAATTGTAATCCTACAGATAATTTAATACCTAAAGTTTCTGTTTCCTTAGCTCAGGCTACGGGTAATTTAGATTTAGGTAGTGGAGTTACTATAGTATCAATAGCTTCATCATCTATTACTTTAAGTGAGGTTATTAATGGTAATGGTGTTGGAATTGGAACCTTTGTTGTAGGATCTCCTAATAATGAGACTGCTAATAGTGGTGGAATAATAATTAAAGGAACCACAGATAAGTCTATCTTGTGGCAGAGTTCTAATGATAGATTTCATTTCACCAATGGAATTCAATTAACTGCTGGAAGATTGCAGATAATGGATGAAACTGCTCATATTTCAATTGGTGTTACTAATGTTCTTTCTGCTAATACAGTTTTAGGTAAAGAATTTACTGATGAGATTGTAACTAGTAATGATAATACAAATTATATTCCTACAGCAATAGCAGTTACTAAACGTGGAAGAAAAGTATCTTCAGAACAATATTTTATGTCTAGTTCTTGGTAATTAGTGTTATAATAGATACTAAATAATTTTTTATCAGATACCACAATGAACTTTGCTGTTTATACTAGGGATGGATGCCCATATTGTGAAAAAGTAAAAGAAGTTTTAGAGTTGACAGAAAGTAAATATGTAGTGTATAATTTAGGACAACACTTTGATCGTGATTCATTTTATGGTGAATTTGGTCAGGGATCTACGTTCCCCCAAGTAGTTGTTGATGGTAAAAAGTTAGGAGGATGTGTTGACACAGTCCAGTTCCTTAAAGAAAATCAGATTGTCAAACAATAAACTAAATAAATCAGATTATAATATTGATCGTGGTTTTGAGTTTATATTAACAGGAGGAAAACCAAAGAAAATCAAACCATCACATATTACTACACTAAAAATAGGAGAACGAGACATGTTAGCAACAAGTTTAGTATTTGGATCTTTTCTAACGATATTGTTCCTTATAGTTGGAGCCATTGGTGGTTGGGTTGCCAGAGAATACTTTATGAACTATCATGATATTAAGGTACATCCTGAAATGTTTGATGGTAATGGAAACCTAGTTCCAGATGAAATTGTAGCATTTAGATTTGAAAACAATTATGACAACGACGAAGAAGACGACGACTAGAAAGAAGTCGACAAAGGTTACTGCAACAAAACCTAGAACAGTTGCACAGAAGATCCCTGATTTACCCAAGAATCCTTTTTCATATGAGGTTCTTGATGCTGCTTCTAAGATGAGAAGTAAGGCAAATAAGGTTCAAGTACTTCAGAGATATGGAGATCCTTCAATAAAGGCAATATTAATTTGGAATTTTGATGATACTATCGAAACTCTTTTACCTGAAGGTGAGGTTCCTTATGGTAGTAATATTGAAGATGAAATGACATCAGGATCATTATCTAGTAAGATAAATGATGCTGTAGGTAAAATGAAAGAAATTGGATCTCAATCTCTTGGATCTCAAGATCAAGGAAGAACAACTATTCGTAAAGAATTTACTAAGTTTTATAATTTTTTAAAGGGTGGAAACCCTAGTATGAGTTCTCTTCGTAGAGAAACTATGTTTATAAACGTACTTCAAGGATTACATCCATTAGAAGCAGAGATTCTTATATTAGTTAAGGATGGTAGATTAGAGGAAAAGTATAAGATTACTAAAGATGTTGTATCTGAAGCATTTCCTGATATTACTTGGGGTGGTAGAGCATGACCAACGAAACAAAAGAAGCACCTGAGTTAAAAAAACCAGAGAAGAAAGTATCTCTTTGGACAACAGAAGAAGCAGGTAACATTAAATCTGTTTATGGTTGTGAAATGTTAGTTGAGAATGGATCTCTTCAAGATGTCAATTCTGTAGAATTTCCTACAGATGCGTATATTATAACGTATGTTATTGATGATCAAGTTAAATATGATTTGACTAGAGGAACTAAGACTAATTTGTTTGATATGTATTACGATAAGTTTAAACAAGGTTTAAAGGAAATACGATTCGGTCAAGGAAATGTAAGTCCTAAGCTATGGGGTCATAGAGCTAAGCAAGCAACTAAAAAGAAAAGAAGAAAGGGGTGAAACGAAATTCAACTTTTAATTCCATTATATCCCGACAAAAAATCGGGGTATTTTTTTGCTCTGTAGGGTCGATGTAACAAATTTACGTAACTACTTGACTATATAATAGGACTGTGTTAGTATTAACACAAATCGTTCATCCTGATACATTCAGGACGCAAGTAAGCCGACTCGGAACGGATCGTTCATCCCATGTTTCATCTAGCAGTTATTGCAACTACCTTTTCTTGTATCGATGCTCAGATTCTTTTAGATAAGATAAATGAGTTTAAGATAACAGAAGAGACACGAGCTGAGATGATCAGCGTAGTGGTAGAGGAAACACCTCATTGTGAGTGGGACGCAGAAGTTGACTAAAGGAACGGATTAAAACCCCTACTACTTTGGAGAAACCAAATGGCAAAAGTCACTTATCGTGGTGTCACATACGACACTGAGCATCGTCCTAATCAGGCAACAAATCCAGCAGAACGTCAAGAATCTTACCGTGGTGTAAAGTTCATGGTTGATGCTGAAGGACACAAACGTGTTCTTGTTGCTTAATTCTAGGAATAGCTAAGAAGAGAAGGAAGGGGTTGTACCCCTTCTTTTTTTATGTTATAATATATTGAAACAAATAACGTTAATGAGTTCTAAAACACAAAGATTAATTGCTCTTCTTGAGAGAAATCTTAAGAAAGATCATCTTTATGACGATGAGCAAGTAAAATTGATGAAAAGTCAATTAAGGATTCTTAAAGAACAACTTATTAATTTGAAAAAAAGCTCAAAAGGATTCGGTCAATGAATGTAAAGTTAATTCGTATGTGGTCTGGTGAGGACGTAATAGCAGATCTTATTAAGGAAACTGATGATTTTATTATCATTCAGAATCCTATCTTTGCTGTTCCTCAAGGTGATGGGCAAGTAGGATTTGCTCCTTGGTCACCTCTTCTTAAAGCAAGGGAGACTCAGTTAGAAATAGTTAAGAGGTATATTGTTTATATTTCTGAGACTCAAGATGAAGTTGTTGATCAGTATAATCAGATGTTTGCTCCTATTGCAACTCCACCTAGAAAGAAACTTATTTTATAATTATGGACGTTAAATTTGTAAGTATCACTCCCGATGCTGAGAAGATGATGGCGTATATCGCTAGGGTATCAAATCCTTCAAACCAGCAAAATGAGAAGTATTCGGGACTCTTAAAGTATTGTATTAAACATAATCATTGGAGTGTATTTGAACAGTCCTCGATGACTTTGGAGATCGAGACGACGAGGGGATTAGCGGCCCAGATTTTGAGGCATAGAAGCTTCACATTCCAAGAGTTTTCTCAGAGATATGCTGATACAAAACTCTTAGATACTGAGATTCCTGTACCAGACCTCCGTAGTCAGGATACAAAGAACCGACAGAATAGTAATGATGATATTCCACAGGAGAAAAAAGAGGAGTATCAGGCACTCATTGCAAGACACTTTGAGGATTCTATGAATCTCTACAATTCTCTACTATCTGAGGGAGTCGCAAAGGAATGTGCTAGATTTGTGCTTCCACTTGCCACTCCAACTCGTCTGTATATGACTGGTTCGTGCCGTTCTTGGATTCACTACATTAATTTGAGATCTGCACACGGCACACAGAGAGAGCATATGGATGTTGTAGAAAGAGCAAGGACTATCTTTGCAGAACAATTTCCAGCAGTCTCCGAAGCCCTTGGATGGGTCTAAATAAGTTACTTAGTTTATTGATATGCCACTATACCCTGTAAAAAACTTAAAAACTGGGGAGCAAAAAGACATTCATATGTCTGTAGCCAGCTATGAACAGTGGAGAACGGAAAATCCTGATTGGGATAAGGATTGGTCACAAGGATGTGCAGGTCTAAGAACAAGAGATGCTTCATATTATAATATAGATAATCTTGCATCTGGTGAAAATTATGAAGATAAGACTCAGTCCTTAGCTGAAAATTCACCTGAAGAGACTAAAGCAGGTCTTAAAGAAAAAATGGCAAATAATAACGCCAATATTAAAAGTAAATTGCGAATTAATTAAAATGGCAACGTATCCAGTAGTAAACACAAAAACAGGTGAACAAAAAGAAGTCGCAATGAGTATTCACGATTGGGACAAGTGGTGTGCTGATAATCCTGATTGGTTAAGAGATTACTCAGATCCTTCAACAATGCCTGGAGTGGGCGAAGTAGGA